TTAGAATCTCCTTCACCATCTCTTTGACGGTTGGATTTCTCTTTTCAGCAGGTCTTGTTCTTAGACTCTTGGCAACCGGGATCTGCTCCTTCATAAGTGGGGCTTCCTCTATCTTTTTTGGCTTGCGAGGCTTTTTGATGATAGTGGGAATTACTTCTGGAACAATCTTTGGTTTAAAGGTGATCGCGAATGTGATTGGATCAATCTCAATGTCTTCTGGTCCATATTTCGTCACTGCTCCGGGAGCCCTACCCTTGTATCTGATTCGATCTTCCTTTGGAGTTATCGGGATGATGTTATTAGGGTTGTAGGTTTTCTCGAGAAGTTCCTGAACCTCTGTTGTCTGTCCGGTGATTGCGTCCTGAATTGCTTGAATAATGTCTATGCTACCTACTTCATCTGATTCCTTGATTTCAAAGTGTGATTCATCCTTTTCACCTTGAAGATAGTTGAAGCTTGGATTTGAACCTGCATCAATGAGCAGAGCATCACGAATGTTCCGATGCTTTTTCTCATCAGCGATGTACTGAAGAAAGGAATTGTGAATTGCAGAAGTGTAGTACGAGAAGGCGTTTGAGTATTTCAGTTCATTAAATTTTAAAGCAGTGTTGCACAGGTTCATCACGGCAGCGGCCACCATGTCTTCTCTGAATGAGTACCCGATAAAATTAGATGATCGCGAATACCGCTCTGCGATCATTTGAATCATCTTGATGAGTTGAGTTGTTACCTTGCCGACTACTTTTGCTTCTAGAACTACTGGAAGCAAATCAGCATTTTTGACGTAGTGCCCCTTTGTGGAGGTACTCTTTTCGCGCTTAGTCTTTGGTTTCTTAATCAAAATTAATTTCTCCTGTAACGTAATACGTAAGGAGATTTAATAAATTATATACTAAATGGGTAAAAATGTAAACTGTGACTCCAGCCCGATGTCCTGTATCTAATAAATAATCTATCCATCAAACATCAGCAGGTACAACAATGATTGAACTTCAGAATCAACTCGAACTGAACATCTTATGTGAAGAACTTGAACCCCAACAGACAAAACGGGTTGCTCTTTTTCTGGGCCGTTTTTCTCCTCCAACTGCCGGTCACTACGCGATGATCAATGAGCTTAAAAAATTCATCAGAGAACACAAGGAGCTGAACCTTGTGAGCACCCCAGCAGTAGTCATCATTGGCGGAAGCAAAAGTGACCTAGATAAAACGAGAAATCCTTTGTCAGTTGAAGATAGAGAATCCTTTATGAAGGCGTCCGGAAAGGCGAATGGTGTCCTGTTCTTTACGGCAACCAATGCATTTGAAGCGTTTGCGACTCTTCGAAGCAAGGGCTATGAACCAATCGCCATTGCCGCAGGTACTGATAGAATTGAAAATTACATGAAGATGCTTGACAAATACTTTCTAACGCCTGAAGAAAAGCCGATTAAGCACTACCCAATTCATCTTGAACGAGATGAGGAAGCAACAGAAACAAAGAAGGATGCTAAGGGAGCTGCGATAGATTCAGTTCTAACATCAATGAAAGATGGAGGAGATGTAGATACTCGAGCAGTCTCAGGCTCACTAGCCCGTCGGGCTGTTGAGCTAGGGTATGAACCAGAATTTGCAAAGATTGTTGGGTTAGAAAACAAGCCAGAGCTAGCTAAGAAGATGTTTGCTAAGATCGCTGTCGGACTAAAGGGTTAAATATGTCAGTTTCATCTCTAGGGAAACAGCTCAACGTACCTCAGGTAAATTTAGCAAATAGTGGAACGCTCGATCCTGCAATAGCTGCACCTCAAGCAACCCAGGTAACTTCTGATTTTTCAGTTGCCTCATCAACTGATCTTCAATCTGAAACTCTTGCGAAGTTAGGGGACACTGGACAAGCAGATCAATTTAGCTGTCTAGCTAACAATACCAATCTCACGACTAATAGTGGGGTGACGACAGCCTCTGATTCAACAAGTGGGTCTCCTATTACAACGGTAGGTTCGGTCGTTGAACCTACTCCTCCAGCTTCTGCAACCCCAATCACAACGTCTGATAACACACAAACATTCAAGGTGACGCTAACTCAAGCCCCAACAATCGGAAGCCTGAACACAGTCACGTTTGATGTCATGCCTACGATACAGGAAAGTGGGTCAGCTACGTATAAAGCATTTACTCCAATTCAACATCCAGGAGAAATTTTAAAGTACGAAGGCTCATCCGCCAGAACTTGGAACATTGATGCGAAATTAATTTCACGGACGGTTGAAGAAGCAACGAAAAATATTGCAATTCTCAATCTTATTAGATCATGGAGAATGCCTTTTTATGGGCAGGGTACAGCAAATAATCCAGCAACTAAACAGTACCTCGGCGCCCCACCTCCAATTTTAACCTTGACAGCGTATGGGAGCAGCGCCGTCGGTCCAGTTCCGTGCGTTCTGGAAAATTATAACTGGACATGGCCAAATGATGTTGATTGGATTCATACCGCATCACGCGAGCCATTTCCTGTAATTATAACCATCGCGCTTCAGTTAAAAGAATCACAGTCGCCCGCAGAATTTAGTGGTTTTGATTTAGTATCTTATAAAACCGGAAATATGAAAGCCGCATTTACAGCCGTAGCTCAATCAGCAGATAGTTCACCACCAGCAGCCGCTCCCATTGGAAACATAAGTACCGATTCTCCAAAATCTGCGTCAGCAACTGATACGATCACTGCTAAATCTCCATCCATCCCAGCATCAAAGTTACCAATGATACCAGGATAAAGGATCAATCATGACATCTCCAAACGTTCCATTGCCAACAACGGCACCAACTACTAACAACAACACCAACAGTCTCAATAATTCATTTTCACGCTACGTTGGTGGAGGTATTTCAGAAACTGCAAATGGGTATATAACTTGGTGGGAAAGAATCGTGTTCACCACTGATCCAACCGACACCACGTACATCGTTGAGAATTTTTATACTGGACGACTTGATTTAATAGCATCCGTGTTTTACAATGAACCACGATATTGGTGGGTGATCGCGCAGTACAATAACATTCTTGATCCATTTTCTGAAATAGTTGCTGGTAGAATTTTATTGATCCCCCAAATGTCTAGACTTCAGCAAATGCTACTTACGCAGAAGGGTGGAGTTCCATCAACCGCAGAAGCCGTGTCTTTAATTTCCCCTATAATCACCTAACCACAATATATGACAACTGGAAACAATTACCCAAATCCACTGGATAACTACAGATCATACTCTTATCAATTTGTTCTAATGGTATCAAACACCACGGAATCATTTAGAGAGCTATTATCCACAAGTAATTCTTCGTCCTCTGGAAATTCATCAACACAGGCATCGCTCTTTTCTTCTATATTAACGAAGAAACCTGGCGATTCTATTCAGACGTCAGTTGGTCCTGCATATCTCCTAATTGATACGCGTAGATTTTCCACGTACAGTATTAAAGAGATAAACTATACTGATGCTTGGGGCACAAGCCTGGAGGGTGGTGATGGTGCTGTTCCTGTTGGTTTTGTTGAGATGGTTCTCATTGACACTACCGGATTATCTTTCTTCAATTTGCTCATGGAGCTCTTTAGAAATTCTTTACAGACGCAGGCCGCCTCCGCATTCTTTCTATTATCTACCATTTTCACAGGGCACAAGGATGATGGAACGACGGAAACAATTTCAAACGCGCAACAAGTTTTGACGTTAATGGACATGGCGTTCACGTTTACTGAATCAGGGTCAGAGTACCACGCAAACTTTGCACCGATGGTTGGCGGGGTATCGATGGGGCAGGCAAATGAAAATCATGATTATCTTAATGACGTTCAATCGATAAGCACAAAAGGAAGAGGTGATTCTGTCGGTGCTCTTTTGAGCGCTCTTGAAGATCAATTGAACATTCAATCGCTAAGCTTCTATCAGAAGTATATCAACAGCGCCAGCGCGACTAAAAATTCAGATGGGTCGCCACTAAAATTGGGCAAGCTTGTCCAATACATGATCACCGTTCCGCAGGCACCCCTCGACTGGAGATCTTTTAAGATCACAAATGCTACAGTTTCAAAGAACAAAGAACAGGTATTCATAGCAAAGCTTAATGCCGCCAATGCAAAAATTCAAGCGGCACATCCTCCCGTTGGACAGACCGCTGCAGATCAGGCAGCCAATCAAGCAGCTTATACCGCCGATGCGACGATGGCATCTTATAAGGCAGCTCAAGCGGCAAAAGCGCAAAACCCAGCCCCACCAACAAATCAGCCGACCCTACAGCCAGAACCCGGGTATAATCAAATGTCGTTTTCACAGACAACGACGATCACAGGTGCTATCAAGGCTATTCTTGAAGCAAGCAACCAGGTGCTGGAACAGGGATCACAGGATAAGCTAAAAGCGGGAACGACGACGCTGTTTAAAATTGTTCCGACCGTTACCTCCGATGATTTTACGTATGTCATCCACTTTGACGTTCTTCCTTTCATCGCGCCAACTCCTCCAGCAACTGCAACCACCAGCCAACAGAATACTGCAACCACGAGCACCATCACGGGTGGTAGTACCACAAATATCGGTGCTAAGTATCCAAATTTAATCACCTATGATTATTTGTTTACTGGGAAAAATAGTCACATCATCGATTTGAAAGTTGAGTTTTCTCCTATGAGCGTGCAGGCGCTCAATACTGACGTTCAAGTTTCTAAGGCGCGCTATGCAAAGGTTGCAGAACAAGGACAGACCGCTAAAGCAGTCGATAAAGCATCAGATGGTAGCAAGGTAACTTCTGATTTTGCTCCAGAACTTAGATCAAATGATCCAATCTTTTTCCCAATAAGAACCATCGATCAACAAAATGGTATGTCAACTCAAAAGACAGAAGCACAAGGATCAGTGGGGGCTATAGCATCCTCATCAGCAAAGCAGGAATTTACAAAATCATGGGCGTTAATCCATTTTCAAAGCACTATGAATCTAAATGTCACGGTTCGGGGGAATCCAAATATTCTCAAGAAGTACAATGATAGATCTGAAAGAGGTGGGATTCCACCTCACCCAAGAATCTTAGTTGCTAAGGATATTAATAAGCTTGCGTCTTCTGGGCAGAACACAGCTGAAACAAATTACAATACTATCTTAGCTAATTCTCTTGCATCGGCAAAGCAGAATTATTACAGCACCTTCATAGCCCCACTTATAAAGTCATCGCTAAATCCACCAACATCAGGGGATCAACTTTTAAACGGGGTTGATGTGGCAATTCAAGCACCGTATATCAAACTAAATATTCTTGCCCCAAACGTTGATTATACCGGACAGTATAAACCCGGGGAACCAATGTTTACAGATGAATTCTTTTTCAATGGCGTTTATAGAATTTTAACCGTTGATACTATTTTTTCTAGCGGTGAATTTCATCACATACTTGGAGTTTTCCCTGAATACAATTCAATGTTTGAAAATGATACCGCGTCAACTAAGACGACAAGGACGCTAAAATAATGCAACATAAATTTAACCCTAGACAATCTCAAGTTGACAGATTTACAGATGCAATTCCATTTATTATGGAAGGTCAGGTAGTTGACACCGCAGACCCGGATCAAATGGGTCGTGTGAAGGTTTGGGTGACGGCGCTTGATGGGGAAGATTTTGACATTGATCATCTTCCATGGGCTGATTATGCTTCGCCCTTTATGGGCTTTACCGTAGAATATCCAGGAGGTAATGGCAGTTCAACTAACACCTCTCACGCATCCTACGGATTTTGGGCTATACCAAAACTTGGAAGTACCGTGTTGGTGTTCTGTCTGAACGGTGATCCAACGTCGCGCTGCTTCTTTGCCTCGACCGTCCGTCTCCACAGAAACCGTTCTCTTCCTGCTGGTCGGAATACAGATCCTAATGGGAATCCTGGTCCGTGGGGAGATGCTGGGGATGGTAAAGGTAATTTAAATCCTATTCAACCAGCATTTAACAATCTTCGCACTCAATTTAATGGCAAGGTCACTCAATCGGAAGCCATTACCAGAGGAACGTACGAGCGAGCTGTCGCGCAACCAAAGACTGACAAGGATGGCACAGAGGGCTACTCGACAAGCCCAGCCGATCCATCATACCTTGACCCCCAAACTTACTGCATCGTTACGCCAGGGCGAAATGCAATTATCATGCAGGATAACCCAAAGTACTCTCGAATGAGATTGAAGACCGCTGAAGGTCATCAAATTATCTTTGATGATGCTAACGAGCGCATCTACGTTTCGACTTCAAAAGGAAACAGTTGGGTAGAGCTCGATCAAGATGGGCACATCAATATCTATGGTTCAGATTCAATAAGCATCCGCTCTGGTAAAGATATCAACTTCTTTGCTGATAACAATATCAATCTTGAAGCGGTCAATGCTGTTAACATCAAAGCCGACAAGAGTAATATCAGCTTGAACTGTGGTGGTACATATCAGGTTTTAGCGGCTCAGAACATTCTTCTATCTGCGTGTGGCATCTTTGATGTAAATGCTACAGGAACAATGCACCTCACTACTGCCGCCTCTTTAGAGGCTAGAGGTAACCAAGGTGTTGCTATCACAGGAGATTCGACGATTGATCTTAAAGCAGGTGGAGCCTTAACCGCTTCTGCCAGCATAATAAACTTAAACGGACCGGCTGCCAGAACGGCAACGTCAGCAACCTGTGCTGCTCAAGCGGGAAGTCCATCAATTGTTCCAGGCTTTGAACCGTGGACTCGCCCAGCATCATCTGCAGCCAGAGGCACGAACTGGAAACCTTGACGTTTTGATAAATAAGAGATATCTGAACCATACTTAGGACAAATATGGCAACTTCTGCAGCAGTGATCTATAAAGGCTTTTCATCGAGAAATTGGTCTAAAAATAAAACCTTTACGTTGACCAATATTGATCTAGTAAAGCAAGATCTTATGAATCATATCTACACCGCGAAAGGTGAGCGCCCAATGATGCCGGATTTCGGGACAAGAATTCCCATGATGGCCTTTGAACCAAATGACACAACAACCCAGAACATTATACGGGAAGATTTAACAACCGTCTTTAATTATGACCCACGCGTCAAGGTGATTTCGCTAAACATTATGAGCATTCCAAGCAATAATATGATTATTGCCCTTGCCGATCTTCTGTACGTTCAATTCGGGGTTCAACAAATTTTAAACATTGAAGTTCCAACATCTTAAGACCATGACCATTATGTTTAGTGATTCCAAATACACTCGCTGGTATTTCTCGATTATCGATCGGTCACGTCTAAAGAATCGCGCTAAGAAAGAAGGCTATTTCGAAGAACATCACATCGTCCCAAGAAGCATGGGCGGAACTAATGAGAAGAGAAACAGAGTTCTGCTAACAGCAAGGGAGCACTTCATTTGTCATCTGCTTCTAACGAAAATGACTAGTGGGTTGAACAAGAGAAACATGTCATTCGCATTAAGCATTATGGCAACAAGAAACAGATATTTTCCAAAGTCATCAAGACTATACGAAACCGTTAGGTTACTAGCAAGTAAGGCAAGATTAGAATATTGGAAAGAATTGAGGACAGATGAAACTGCTTATGCTAAGAGATGTGAAATTACTAGACAGTCTCAGTTAGGTAAACTGCTATCAAACGAGCATAAAGAAAAACTTCGATCTAAGAGCGAAGAAGCCGGTGCCCGCTATACAATCGAGTCTCCTTGCGGAGAAATTTTTAAACCTGTAAATCTTGCAGCATTTTGTCGTGAAAGAAGCCTAAGTCATGTGACTATTAAGCAGGCGTATTGGCACGGTAAAGGTGATAAAAGAGCACAGAAAGGTCCATCTATGGGATGGAGAATAACAGAGGTTAACAAATAATGACGATCATTAATTCTTATGCCAGTGAAAGTTGGGATATCGTTTATTCAGCATTCACCCAAATCAATTTTACATCCTACGACTACGATGTTGTTAAGGAAGCATTATTGCAATATCTCCAGATCTACCATGCAGAGGTATTCAATGACTTTATTGAGAGTGGGGAACTTATCGCCCTCCTTGAATTGTTCGCTTACGTCTCAGAACTTCTAGCGTATAGAATAGACACAAACTCGCATGAAAATTTCATAAGCACGGCACAGCGAAAACAGTCTATCTTACGCTTAGCAAAGCTTATTTCATATTCTGCCTCACGTAATATACCAGCAAGAGGTCTCGTAAAAATTTCAAGCGTTAGAACGTCAGATACCGTTTATGACTCCTTAGGAAATAACCTTGCTAACGTCTCCATTAATTGGAATGATGCAAACAATTCTAACTGGCAAGAACAATTCTTTCTTGTGATGAATTTGTCTCTAACAACCCAGTTTGGCCAGCCTCTGAAATCATTCCAGGTTGCTGATGTTTTAATGCAACAGTACACGTTCAACAACGCGCTCAATGCTTTTAATAATGGGGTGTATCCCTTCACCGCATCTAGTACGACAGCTCAGGTGGCGATGGAAGCAGTTGCCTGTGATATCGACGCAAATGGTCCATTTGAAAGAGCGCCTGATTTAAACGCACAGTTTAACATCATCTATTCCTCTGATGGTCTTGGTTATGGTTCTGATTACACGGGATTCCTAATGTTTGTGAAACAGGGATCACTTATTCTAACTAACTACACGATCCAACAACCGACCGCCAACAGAAGAATACAACTAGATGTCATCAATATAAATGA